TCTAGCTTTGGCGGAGGCGGCTTTGGAAGTACACCTACAGCAACAACATCCCCAGCCTCAACAGGAGGTTTTGGATCGGGTTTTAATTGCGGGCCTGGAGCAACGCCCGCAACACCGGTAACACCAGCAGTAAGTTCAAAAGGTCATAAAGTCGTTCCAGCGGCAGATCAACCAGCACTATAAGGAAAGAAAATGAAAAAACTATTAGCACTATTAATTTCAGCATGTGTATTAGCTACACCAGCATTGGCTACTGAAAAGAAAAAACCAGCAGTTAAAAAAGAAGTTAAACATCATAAAAAGGCAGAAGGCACAGAAATAGCTGGAACAAAACCAGATACTGTAAAAAAGAAAAAGTAATCAAAAACTTGACAGGCTCCAACTAAGATAGTATAATTACTATTATTATTTGGAGCTTTTTTACGACTATGACTGATTATTACCAAACCTTAGGTGTTAGCGAAAATGCTAGCCCTGACGAAATTAAAAAGGCCTATAGAAAATTGGCTAATCAGCATCATCCGGACAAAGGTGGAGATCAAGCCAAGTTTAAAGATATTAGTGTAGCATACGATACACTAAGTGACGCACAAAAGAAAGCCGAATACGACCAACAACGTCAATTCGGTGGCGCACAACAGTTTCATTTCCACACTGGTAATCCGTTTGGAAATGTTGATCCTTTTGGTCAAATGTTTGGTGGCGCTCATCCATTTGGAGATATATTTGGAAATATGCGTCGGGGGCCAATGCGAAAAAATCGAGATCTAAATATTCAATGTACTATTAGTTTTTTAGATTCATATCAAGGAAAACAACTCGAAGCAAACTACAGATTACCAAGTGGTAAAAATCAAACTGTAGTTATTAATGTTCCTGCAGGTATCTTGCACGGTGATACTATCCGTTACTCAGGGCTAGGCGATGATAGTGTACCTGGTATACAGCGTGGTGATTTGAATGTAACTATTTTAGTACAACCCGATTCTAAATTTGCTCGCAACGGTGATGACTTGTATACAACAATATTCATCAATCCTATTGAAGCTATGATTGGTTGCAAGAAAACAATACAGACTCTCACAGGCGGTACAATGGATTTAGATATCCGACCTGGTGTTGAACACGGTACAGAATTTGCCGCACACGGAAATGGTTTTAGTAATGTAAATACCGGACGTAAAGGTAGATTTGTCACAGTTGTTAACATTAGGACACCTTCAATAATCGATCCGGTATTAGTATCAAAACTGCGAGACATCAATGCTGAAATTAGTAACATCCCCTGATCCAATATTAAAACAAAAGGCCGAACGTTGGGATTTTGAAAATCATGTCAATGCCGCAGTCATAGAGCGTGAGATGCTCGAGATTATGAAAGCGCATAACGGCATTGGACTTGCGGCCAACCAAGTCGGTTTGCTACGCAGAGTATTTGTCATGAAATTAAAAGATGGCCGTGAAATGGGATTTTTCAATCCTACTATTCTCGTAGGTGACAATGCAGATATACAAAGCGATGAAGGCTGTTTAAGTTTTCCAAACCTATGGCTTAAAATCAAAAGAAGCGATAAAATCACAGCCATGTATCTTGACAATACAGGCAAACAATGTATAATAGAACTTGAAGGAATAGATTCTAGATGTTTCCAACATGAATTGGATCATTTAGATGGTATTACATTTACAGAATATGTAAGTGATTTAAAACTTAAAATGGCGCAAAAAAAGCAAAGGAAACTCAATGGTTGAACCAAGCGACAATCTACAAGCGGTATTTGAAAGAGCAATCGATACCGCTAAAAAATTACATCATGAATATCTAACAATTGAACATTTGTTAGCGGCCATGGTAATGGACGATGACTTTGCCAATACTGTAAAAGGATTCGGTGCAGATTTAGATACATTGAAAAAAGATCTAACAGATTATCTGCAAAATAAATGCGAAGAAATTACCATTACTGATGTAGTTGTAAAACCTAAAAAGACTCAAGCAGTTGAACGTGTACTTAATCGTGCATTCACACAAACATTATTCAACGGACGTCAGCGTATTGAGCCTACAGATGTGTTTCTTGCTATGATTGGAGAAAAGCGTAGCTGGGCAAATTATTACATCCAAAAAGCAAATATTGACAAAGATAAATTTGCCGACTACATCAATAATAGTGTAGAAGAAGGCGAAGAAGAAGGGCCAGCAGATCAGCAAGGCGAACGTGCATTGAAAGCCTTTACTACTGATCTTAATGACATGGTCACTAAGAAGAAAGTCGATCCAGTTATCGGACGTGTAGATGAATTAGAAAATATTGCACTAGCATTAGGACGCCGTAGTAAAAACAATGTAATTCTTGTAGGCGACCCAGGTGTAGGTAAGACTGCTATAGCAGAAGGACTTGCTTACAATATTGTTAATGGTGCTATTCCTGATTTCCTAAAGGACTACAAAGTATACAGTTTAGATATTTCAGCTATGTTGGCTGGATCTAAATATCGTGGTGATTTTGAAGAACGTTTCAAACACGTTGTCAAAGCATTACAGAAGAAAGGTAAAACTGTTTTGTTTATCGACGAAGCTCACATGATTAGTGGTGCGGGTAGTGCTAGCAATAGTGCTAACGACCTTGCTAACATGATGAAGCCTGCATTAAGCAAAGGTAACATTAAAGTTGTAGCTTCGACTACTTGGGAAGAATACCGTAAGCATTTTGAAAAAGATCGTGCATTGATGCGCCGTTTCCAACGCATCACCGTTGACGAGCCTACACAAGAAGTAGCAGTAAGTATTTTACAAGGTATTAAAAAATACTACGAAACATTCCACAATGTTAAGATTCGCAACGATGCTATCCAAGCGGCTGTTAAATTATCTGTTAAGTATCAAACAGATAAGAAACTACCCGATAAGGCTATCGACTTAATCGATGTTGCTTGCTCACGCTTTAATTTGAAACTAGCAGACGAACGTATTATCGGTGAACGTGAAATTCAATACGAACTTGCTAAGATGGTGCAAATGCCTGAAGAAAAGATTATGGAAACTGAATCCAGTAATCTTTCTACACTACAAGATAGTTTGCAAGCAGAAGTGTATGGACAAGATGTTGCTATTACAGAAATTGTAGACAAGATTATTGTTGCACAAGCAGGTCTTAAATCTGAAAACAAACCAATTGGATCATTTGTATTCATGGGCCCAACTGGCACAGGTAAAACTGAAACTGCTAAATCACTTGCTAAGAACTTGGGTGTTAAATTACTGCGTTATGATATGTCAGAATATCAAGAAAAACATAGTATTAGTAAATTGATTGGTAGTCCTCCTGGTTATGTTGGATTTGAAGAAAATGCAGGACTATTGATTACACAAATCCAAGAGTCACCCAATGCAGTATTATTGTTGGATGAAATTGAAAAAGCACATCCAGATGTAATGACTGTGTTATTGCAAGTAATGGATAATGGATTTGTTACAGGATCTAATGGTAAGAAAGCAGATTGCCGTAACTTAATTCTTATTCTTACTACCAATGCTGGTGCAGAAAGTGCAGAGAAAAATGCAATTGGTTTTGGCGCACAAGAAAAAGACTACAGTGATAAAGATCTGAAAAAATTCTTAACTCCAGAGTTCCGTAATCGTTTAGATGGTATTGTTACATTTAACAAACTAGCTAAAGAAACTATGGTTAAAATTGTTATTAAATTTATCGATGAACTACGTGCTCAAGTTAAAGACAAGGGTGTTAAGATCAAGATAGATAAGGAAAGTACTAATTGGCTTATCACCAAAGGCTTTGATCCTAAGATGGGTGCTCGCCCATTACAACGTGTTATTGACAAGGAAATTAAACGTGACCTTGCTAAACTCATGTTGTTTGGTTCATTGAAAAATGGTGGAACTGCATCTATCTCGTTAGATGGCGACAAGCTAGTTATTGTAGGCATTCCAAAAGAAGTTAAGATGCCCCCATTGCTAACTGTTGATTCTACTGCTGTTATAGAAGAAGGGCAAGATGCTGTATAAGACTACTAGACGTCTTTTTAAAGGAATATACCAGTACAAAATTGTGCTGGTATGTTCTGGTGCTAGTTTATTTAGAAGCGGTGATATAGAAGAAGCATTGGATAAATTGCAAAAAGTAGATCTTATGCAGTCCAATAGACACAATAGCTACAGATTAGCTACTATCAAAACGCAAAGTGATTTAGATTATGCGTTTAAAGTAGCTAATCTACTAGCAAATCAAACAGATATCGATATACGTGTAGAAAGCCCATGGGTTTCTATATACTCTAACGATAAGAAGCTAATCAACAACCTAGCTAAAATAGACAAGAATTGCGTGAAGTACATCTGCGAACCAGATAACTCCGTAAATCTAACACCCGATACAGTAGTAATGCCCAAGATGAACTATGATTATAGGGTTACGTTGGGCAAAACTACTCAACCAAACCCAGCTTTTATCGATTGGGCTGAACAAAGTGCTAAATGCAAGCTAACTAAAAGTTGTATTAGAGATTTAAACAAACCTCGTAGCTGGGGCGGCACACACTTTTACATCACGGGCGATAATAATCTACTATTAGCAAAAATGCACCTAGGCGGTAGCATAAGCAAAATAGAGCGCATTGTTAAAAACTAAAGCCTTTGCAAAAGCGATAAATACTCTAACCGCAGAGTTTTCTGCTGATTTATTATTTTGGGCTTAAAAATGCGTATACAGGAATTATTAGAGAACAAAGATTTCGACGATATGAAGTTTGTCAAACAAACGGGAGACAAACGCGAAATCGATTACGATTTAACCGAAGATCTTATACATTTCATGCACAACGACGATGATGTATACCGTCGTTTACTATTTCCTAAGATTGCCCATGTTATGGATCGTTTGGATTTAAAACAGCCTACACATTTAAAAATATTCAAACCAGCAGTAGAGCACAGTTATAAAATTTATGTTAGAAAATTTCCTATTCGTGAATTGCCAGACAAACTAGACGATAAAATTCTTGAACAAATTTGTAACAAGTTACATACTGATACACTTAAAGATATCAAAGACGGTGTTTATAAGGATTAATTGTGTTACTAAGAGAGCTTTTTATTCGAGAAAATGTTAAACCTGCTGAAACGAAAAAGAAACAAGTAGGTAGAGCATTTAATCACCCCGAAGATTTAACTTTTATGAACGGTAGCAAAGGTGCTATCAAAGCATTAGAACATATTAAAAAAATTGGTGCTGATTCTAGTGCAGTTAGATTAAAATGGGATGGTGCTCCTCAAGTATACTGGGGTTGGAATTGGAATGAACAAACTGGTCAACACGAATTTGTAACAGCTAACCATAATGGATGGTTGCGTGGAGGCGGCGGTACTAGTGATGTCAGTGAATTCACTAACCAACATGGCATTTATAATTTCATTGCCAATCGCAGTGGTAGTGCTAAAACACCTGAAGAACAACAACAACGAGAAATATTTGCAAAAGAATTTAGCTTCTTGCATCCTATATTAGAAAAAGCTACTAAAAGACCTAAAAAAGGTAAGAGCTTATTTTTCTATGCCGATGGTTTATTTTTACAACCACCTAGGGTAGATGCAAATGGTGTTTATAATTTACATCCTAATCCAAAAGGCAGTACAGTTTATCATATTTCACAAGATACCGAACTAGGCCAACGTATTGCAGGTGCAAGAGCAATGATGGTGGGACACGGAATGTTTACACACTTCGGTGCACCAGATGAAGCACAACAAGCAGTAGAAGATTTTAGTCCATATATTGACGATAACATATCAGATGTAATCATACTTGGGCCATACTACACACAAATACAACCACAAATAGATACCGAATCAATCGATCAAGTAGAGCAAGACATTTCTGCTCATGCCGCAGAGATAGATGGATTCCTTGCACCGTTAGCAGGTGTTAGCGGATTTAAGAATATAATCTATCGTTATGTAAACACTATGGCCAAAGAAGGTAATTTACATAATGTTGCAAATAATTTTATGTCATGGGCACAAACTAACACTAATGTTGTTAGTGCTAATCAATATCAAAAAATACAAGAACGTTTACATCAGTTCCCTGGCGGGCTAACTGCTATGTTTAATTTGTTCAGTAGTATTATGCAATTAAAGAATCATATATTGGCACAGTTAGATGCAGATCCTGGTGAAATCAAAGTGAGTAACCCAGAAGGTTGGGTACACTATGATAAGAAAGGCGATGATCATATTAAAATGGTTCCTCGACATGATATCGAAACGCCACACGGAACAACAATTCCAGCGTGGGTACCGGGGATGACAAAATGAGATTAAGACAATTATTTGAATCAGGCCACGCTCGTGCAGATGCGGCTTTTTGTTTTGGAAGATTTAATCCTCCACATCAAGGACATGCACAAGTATGGTCAACAGTTAAAAATACTGCACACAAATGGTATATCGGAACTAATCCTACAACAATCGGGCCCAATGATCCATTACCTTTTGTTGTTAAAAGGGATTGGATGACTGCAATAGATCCTGAAATCGAAGGTCATATACTAGGCGAAACTAGTGTATTAACATTGGCCGCTAAGATTTTTAGTCATATGGGCGAAGGTATTACTATTGCGTATATTACAGATGAAACTGACTGGGCATGGGCCGGAAAGTTATTACATCAGTACAACGGACAAAAGAGTCTGCATGGTTATTTTAATTTTAAAGATATTATCCATGTACCAAGTCCACGTGTAATGAGCGCTACAAAATTGCGCGAAGCCGCTCGTGCTGGTAATGAAGAATTATTTTATGAATTAGCTGGTGTAGATCCATCCTTAATGGTGCATGGCAAAACATATTTTGAAACAGTTGCTGATGCTTGTAATGCTAATCCAATAAAAGTAAAAAAACCTAAGAAAGAAAAAGCCGTGGTAGCTGATGAAAATATGATAGATGACAACGAAACTGACACTAGATTCGATCCCCGTCCTCATCACAGACAATGGTTTCCTGTAGATGATCAGTGGCCCGAAGTAGTCGGTGTGGACGGCAAAATGCTTCCTGCATATAGAAAAGAAGATGTTAATTTGATTAAATATGCTAATAAGGTAATAAGAGAGATGAGAGCACAAGAATTTATGCGCAAGCAACTAGCAGAAGGCGATGTTCCTTATGCTGGAAAGGGTGCAGAAGAATTACACCATGTACATATTCAGGCATTAAAAAATGCCATGAGTATTCCTAACATTAGCATGAACAAGGCTAACGGTAGTCCGTACATGCAATATAGATTTGGTATGGCTATGGCTAATCCGGATATGCCTCGTGCTGGTGCTATGAGCGGTGACCCTTTAATTACAGCATACACAGATGCAGAAATGCAAAAGGTAAAAGATGCCGCTAAATCTGTTGGAGCAGGTGCTATTACACATATAAGCGATGGCGTTAGTAATGAAGCAGATGGCGGCAATACTGCAAGTCCAGTTGCTAAACCTAAAAAGAACAAGTACGGTATATAATGCGAGCAAAAGAATTTATCTTTGAACATACTGGCAAACATCACGAGCACCATGCGACGGCGGCGCAGGGTACACGCAAGGCAAGAGATCCAGGAGGATTTTATCCTAGCTATCATCAGATGCGTACAGGTATAGTGCTCGGTAT